CCAAACCGCCTAGTGGATAGATACAAGTATGGTCTCTCAATACAAATCGAGACCACAACCTTGGATCTCCCCGCGAGGCTCTCGCCCCCTACTCCCTATTAATAGGGAGTAGCCTTCCTCAGCTTGATGTTGGCGGACTGAGGACGCCCAGCGCGTTCAAGATGTCCCGCTACATCGGCTGGCTGGCCGATGTCTCCGTTGAGCGGAGTCTGTTCAAACGCTTCGTCTACGGACGAAAGGTAAGAATTCGACTTCCGCTCCAACATGAGGAGACATTTGAGTAGGGCGCCCGACTCTGAAAGTTTATCTTTCGGAGTCGGGTCGCGACGTACCCACCCCTTGACTAAGGGAGTGTGGAGCGTCGGGTGAATCGACTCAGCCTGATAAGGCAGAACTGATTCACGTCCTAACACAGAGGAAGTTGATTCCACAACCGGGAAGTAGAACAAAATCTTCTCGATGTAAGAATCAAGCCAGCGCACAGTTCCCCAAAGTCCAGCCCAATAGAGCTGGTTTCTAAGGGAGACTATGGAGCTGATCTCCTCTGGGTCGCGCCTCTGCAATGTCGGGAATTCTCTTCGGACACGGACGATACTTACATCCGTGCCGTCATAGAACTCCTTTCCGCAAGATTCTCTGAACTTACCAGTCCAGAAGGATTTGCGAGAGTTCACCTTGATACCGTAGTGTTCAAGGGTCTCTATTGCAGAACGCACCAGGTATTGTGGGATGATGATATCATCTCCATATACCCGCACCCGACCCACATGCTCTTTAATGAGTTTGCGGGTCAGAGGTGTCCTAAGCTCTCTCTCTAACCCAATGAAGAGTAGTGTTAAAAACACCATTGCTTCCACGGGGAAACAGAGAGCTGAACCCATAGACGCGAACTTGGCAAGACGAACAGTCTTCCCAAGTACGTCAGCCTTCCGTGATCTGCATGCGTCAACAGCCCCATGCAATTGGGGGTGTGATGACAGCATTTCACGTACATGCTGATTCGAAACGCGATCGGAAGCCTCACTTAAATCAAGTGTGG